AATCAATTTTTGTTCAAGTGGGCAACTACGGGAACCAGAGTTGGGGGTTACACAGACCTCAATTCGCAAAATAAGAGATTGAAACGACAACAAAAAACCTTAGAGCTTTGGCCTGAATTCAATTTTCAATTAAAACCCAAAGGCGATGGAATGAGAATTGATACATCAAAGGTGTGGCGACAATTTACGCAGGAGTTAAAACCAAAATGAAACCAAGACATCCAATTTATGTAATATCAAAGGGGCGATGGGAAAACGGACTGACAGCAAAATTTTTATTGCGAGACAAAGTTCCATTTCATTTGGTTGTAGAACCACAGGAATATGACAATTATGTAGCCAACTTTCCGAAAGAAAATATCTATGTTTTACCATTTTCAAATTTAGGTCTAGGTGGCATTCCGGCAAGAAATTGGTGTTGGGAACACGCTAAGGCCGCGGGCTATGAAAGACATTGGATTTTGGATGATAATATTCGACAAATAAAAAGATTTTATAAGGGCATGAGAATCAATACAGAATCGGGACCAGCTTTCAAATGTATTGAAGATTTTGTCGACCGATATGAAAATATCGCCATTGCTGGAATGAATTATTCAATGTTTGGTCACAAGGGAATTCCTCCATTTTATTTGAATTGTCACGTGTACTCTTGTCTTTTAATTTTGAATAGTTTGCCTAACAGGTGGCGAGGTCGATACAACGAGGATACCGACTTATGTCTACAGGTATTGGCAGATGGATGGTGTACAGTAGCGGTAAATGCTTTCCTAATTGAAAAAATGGCCACCATGAAAATGAAGGGTGGAAATACCGATCAACTTTATAAAGGCGATGGACGATTAACAATGGCCAATTCTTTAAAGAGAGTTTGGCCATATGTCGTTAATGTTAGTAGAAGATTTCAAAGGCCTCAGCACGTGGTGAAAGATAGCTGGAGAAGATTTGATACCAAATTAAAATTGAAACCCAATGTTGAAATACCGTCTGGGGTAAATAACTATGGATTGGTTTTGGAAAAGGTGAAAGAGATTGAATCACCTTTAATTGAGCAGCTTTATGAAGAGGCTAAGGCGCCGTAAACTTGTGTCCGCATTGTGGGCAAGTATGAACCAGTTTTGATTGTTCACCTTTAGCAATATCTGACTCTACGGGTTGGGGTAATTCTTTTGCCTCAATCGGAGCGGGAAGGGTTTTCAAATCCGATTCAAGAGTTTCAATATCAATATTGGGTAAATCAAAACTTTCAAGCAAATCGTATTTGCTCAGATCAAATGATTCAATGAATTTAATTAAACCAGCCTTATCAATATGACCATATTGGGAAACATCCTGGAGGACGCGACGTTTAGCTTGAGCCAAATCATTCGCAAAAACCTCGACTACCGGAAGAGATGGAATTGTGAAACCGTCTTCGGCAAGTGAGCGAATTGCTCGTAAACGTTGGTGACCGCCTATAATATAGGTTTGTTTTTTTGAGCGCCAAATATGGAAAGGAAACGCGAACCCAGTTGTTACTATCTCGTTTTTTAGCTTTTCGAGGTTCTCTTTTGGAAGCTCTTTAAGAGCACCCTGCAACTCAATTAAGTCGGTATAATTAATAGTGCCGGATCCACTGCATTTAACTTCAATCGTTCTAGTCTCCATACAACCCCCATTAGATAAAACATATAAAAGCTGAGCTATATTATAGTGTCAATCGGTTTGTATTCAATTGATACATTAATTACAAAAGTGTTTACATTAATAATTAAATTTATTATTATGTATTTATAGGAGGTAGCAAATGAAAATCGGACGCGCTGGAAACGGAAATAAAATCCATGTGGTCAGTGAATTCATTCGTCCCGCTGATGGAATGTTGATTTTAGGGATTTACTGTGGGGCTCAACAATTCAATGGCAGCGGCAATGGTCAACTTCGGAGGGTCAGTGAATATGATCGGTCTAAAGTGACTTGCAAGAATTGTATAAAACGAATTGAAGAAATGGAGGGCAAATGAAAACGAAACAAGATCCTGCACCTAATTCCTATGATTGGACAAAACAACATAAAGAATTGCGAACAATTGAGGATATAGAAAAGTTTTTTTGGAAATGGTACCCGCACGAAACATCGTGGATGGAGTTCAAAGAATGTAACATTGATTTATATGCGCAGGTTATAAATGCAGGGAAAGCATTGGTAATGGCAGGAAAAATGAAATCGGTTTATTTGCCGAAGGAGGCTAGATGAGGCGAATAGATATCTTCCGAAGTTTAATCAAACAATATTTTTATAGATCCATTTATAAACGATTAAACAAAAAGGAAGTGGCTCTGTGCGAAATGTTTTTAATTGAAAATGAATCTTTGAATAGGAACGAGTTCACATTGAAATTGAATCGCTGGTTCCTGGATGAGATGAATAAACCAAAACGACATGCAGATATGTGGGCATTGTTAAGCAATGTGGCGTCTGCAAGCAAATGAAAAGAGAGTAAAAAATGAAAATTAAACTGGTAGATAGAACTATCAAACAAACACAAAGAGGGATATTTTAGGGTCATAAAACCTGGAACAGGACCTTGCAAATGGTATGAAATGCATGATCCATTTTGGTGTCGTTTAATAAAGGGATCATACAAAAAGTCTAAAATAGGCGATAAAATTACTTTAACGTTGGAACAAATTTTAGAAGCAATCGGAAAGGAAAAAGCATCATGAAAAAGATTTCAGATTTTCTACCAAAACGCAAATCGGGAATGACACAACTAGTGCAAGTAAAAATTGATTCGGAACTAAGAGCAGCGGTTAAAGCAAAAATGAAACAAGAGGGAGTAAGTTGGCACGATTTTTTTGTTGCTGCTTGCAAACTATACCTTAATGAATCCCCATCCAAAAAATAAACGGATTCAGAATCCAGACATTTTGGAAGTCTTCAGGTCGAAGCCCTGTGTGGTTTGCAATAGGCTGCCATCAGACCCATGTCATATTAAATCAAGAGGTGCGGGTGGGGATGATCTAGAATTCAACCTTATCCCGCTTTGTAGGACCCACCACACGATGCAACACAAGATTGGGTGGGTTTCATTTTATAATAACTATCCCATAGTCAGGTTTTACTTAAAAACAAAAGGGTGGTCCGTTATGGACGGACAACTTATTCGAGATAGGGCTTGAAATTTCTTGCATTGCAATAAAAATTAGAATGATCTCAGCGTATGGATTGTATCATAAAGGACGAAGAAAACCTTTATTGCACCCTATGCGGGGAGTTTGATGGTCGGTATTTTGTACTCGGCCAGACCGTAATCATTTGTAAGAACTGCGAATCCAAAGCATTACCGTTGGCGGCTGAAAAAATCTACAAAAAGTTCAATAAGTTTTTGCCAATTGAATACAACAATTTGTGGGGCAATGATGACCTTCACTAAACGCATTTCCGGCGCCCGGGCCAAATCCTATGGGGATGGGTGGGAGAAATCAATAGAAACGCTGCTACGGTTGCGTGGCTGGTGCGTATTAAGGATTCCAAATGGATCACGTGTCTATAGGGATCGCCGAACCGGTAAACTAAATACCGCATGGGTTAAGTCCCCATTTGATTACATTGCTACCAAAAACAAGCGGATCGTATTCTTTGACGCCAAGACTTTTGACCGTATTCGGATCCAACATTCTGATTTAGTAGAGCATCAAATCAATAACCTTTATGCTTTGAGTCAAGAGGGGCATTACGCGGGATATTTGGTTTATTTTCGCCCCATTGAAGCGATCGTATTTTACCCAGTATCACAGTTGAAAGGTCTAAAGAACGGACATAGCTTTCATTTTTCTGAAGGTAAGTATATTGGCGGCCTACATACCTGTGATCTGAACAATATTTTTAAGACACAGCGCGAAGTGGGATTAGATAACCTATGAATAAGTTTAGAGATCGCGTTTTGCCTATTTCAATTAAAGCGGAACGTGAAAGAAAAAAGGAGCGTCTGAAGAAAAGATACGACGATCCACAGTTCAGAAAAGACATCACAAGAACAAAGCAATCCGTTTCGATGGGGATGACCCTAAATGAAGCGCGAATCAATTGTGGTTTTGCGGATGATCTCTATTGGGAGGATTTGAAATTTGCACTCTCCATTTCGATAGTGAATCCAGAGGGTGTGATTCTTGAATGGCAAATCCGTAATCAAAATAGATATCAACAGGCTCTCAGATTGTTTTCGGAGGCATCAGCTAAAGAGCGTGACGGTTTGGATAAAGACGGAAATCCAATAAAGATCCCAATTCAGCCAGATAAAGAAATGATGCTGAAGGCCTTGATGATACTTCAAAAAATAGATGAAAGTGATATTGAAATGAAAAGGGCTTTTGGTCTCGTAGAGCCAATTCAGGAAGAGACTCCGTTGGTAGGGTTCGGTACAACTAGTGAGGGTGATCTTGAACAAGCAGAGCGTCGATTCAATTCTATTGTCGAACAAAGAATCATACATAAACTCGAAGCTCAACGAAAAGCTGTCGAGCCAGTCACCATTGATGTTCTCTCTGGATCTGAACCTTCAGGGCAACCCGATTCATTGGGACAAACTGCCGTGGCTGTACACCCCACTGCAGGATTTGAGTCAGCAAATAGTCTTCCGCAAAGGGTCCCAGATGGGGGTTTCGACGTACTGCATTCTATGGACGTTGTGGTTGTGCAAGACGAAACAAATACCTAGGGGCTTAATTTATTGGCTCCCAACGAAAAGTTCGGTCAGTGATTTCGTAGCCACAAAGATTGATGATTTTTTGGAAGAAAATAGGGAGTCATTGGCTCTCGATAAAGCATCGAAATACAACGTGGGTCTCAAATACTTTTACAACACACCAACCTATTGGCGTGGTTTGGAGTCCAGTATTTCAGTAAAGTCGATTTCTGCTGACGCCGCGGTGTACGACGAATTCGACGAATCGGACCCATCGCAGGTGAAACAAGCCCGTCAGCGTCTTTCGTTCTCCACCCTGAAGCTCGAGCGGGAGCTCTCAACCCCGACCATTCCAGACTTCGGGATCGACCGAAGGTTTCAGGAAAGCGACCAGTGCCATTTTGGGTTCAAGTGTTCGAGCTGTTCCACATGGAACATCCTTGAGGAAAACTGGCCCCATTGTTTCAAAGAGCGATCTGCAGGAGCTTGGTACCGAGCTTGTAAGCGGTGCGACAAGGAACTCGACATAACCCAAGGGACTTGGATCAAAAGAAACACGAGTTCTCTGCTACGTGGTTATCAGATCTCACAGCTTTACTCGCCCTTTGTTTCGCCCTCAGAAATCATGAAGGAATACCAGTCCACCGAGTTCATGGGGCATTTCTATAACCACGTCTTGGGCTTACCCTATTTAGCTTCTGGGGATCGTTTAACCGTTAACCAGGTGCTCGAGCTCTGTATGCCATCTAAACCCCAAGAGCCGCGAAGTGATCTGCCAAGCGCAATGGGTGTGGACGTTGGATCGAAACTACATGTTGTGTGTATAACTCCCGGGCCAAAACCCCACGTTCAATTCATAGGGGAACTTCAATCATTCGAAGAACTAGACACAATAGCCCTGAAATATAACGTGAAGTCTATTGTGCTTGACGCACTGCCTGAAACTAGGAAGACAAGGGAGTTTGTCGGGCGTCATCAGTTTAAAGCTTGGGCTTGTTTTTATTCAGACAACCTTAAGGGTGAGCATTCTTGGAATGAAGTCGAGCGGGTAGTGACAGTCAATAGAACAGAGTCGTTAGATGCCGGCACTTTGGCTTTCAATCGTAAATCAATAACACTTCCGCAGCGATCTCCGATGGTAGAAGAGTTTGCCAAGCACTGTGCGAACACAGCAAAGGTAGCTCAAGAAAACAAAGAGACGGGTGCTAAGAGATACACATATATGAAGTTAGGCCCAGACCACTTTCGTCATGCATTGAATTATGCCATGATTGCAGCAAGCAGAATGAGGTCCGGTCCAGTAGTTTCAATCATGCGTTAAAGCTGAGCTTGCATGGCAGGTCTCTGATCGTTAGGCTACAAAGGTGGGGACCCAGTAAAATGACAAATCCTTTAATTCATCTTGATGTTTCACTTGGAGGCTCTGCTTGGCAGATTTTGGTTTAGACGGTGAGTTTGCTCCCGATTCAGATATAGACTCAGACAACTCTCAGTCCGCAACAGTTATTCTAAACGACGGCAAATCCTGCACTATTTGGAAGAACGATTGGATTGATGCCCTTGAAGGTACAATTCCAGCCGATCCTTACTGGGGATATGCCTTTCAAATCTCTAAAATTGAAGACGGCAATGTTTTTATTAAAATGATCAATGGCGAAGGCGTATACGAAGAAGTTGGTTTTAGTCCATCGCTAATAACAAACGTTTTTAGACATGTGGAGAAATCATGAAGAGTCTTTACGCTGATCTGGTCGCAGATGTTGTATCTAGTTACGATCAATCGAAAACAACAATCCAAGGTCGGGTTGCGTCAAAGACTATAAACAGTCAGACAGTTTTAGGCCCACCGCTTAACAAATTTGTGGATATTCAGACAGACACAGGTCTTGCTCCCGTTGCGACCTTTGTTACTTCAAACAACAGAATGTTTGTTATCGGCACCATCTCTGCCGGGGTCATTCCATTGTTTTGTTACTCGTTTAATACGACCACGGGCGCTTATAGCTATGTCGGGCGGATTAACATTACATCACCAAACTCTGCTGCCACAACACACACGATCAGGGCCTTAAAGGTCATTGATTCAGGTGTAACTGGTTGGAGAGTCTACATAGCAACGTCTGCCTCGGTTCTTATCAACGGCGGGTTATTCGAAGTTTACAATTTAGCGTTAGCGGATTTTGTCCCAGTAGGGTTTCCAACAATCCCATTTGGAACAGGAAACGGACAAAAAGCGGTTTACTTCCATCAAGATCCAGCCTTTCGAGGAACAAACCAACTTCAAACGGCCACTGTTGGAGCTGTCTTAGACTCAGGAAACAATCGGATTTATTGTCATAACGGCGTAGCGGCAACGCACCAATATTATGTATACGACACCTCCGTTGTTCCAACTTATCTTTCAAACTCTGTAACAGGCAACTCAACTACTGACGTGATTACAGACACTGGTCACTCATACGGAGCCAACGCTCCCATTGTGTTTACAGCGATCACGGGCGGTGCTGGTCTTACGGTTGGAACGGTTTACTTCGTTCGTAACCCGGTCGCAGGAGTGAGCTATGAATTAAGCTCTACTTCTGGCGGTGCCCTTCTTAACTTCACGACAGACATCACGGCAGGAACAGTTGGACGAGCGTTTGGAACTTCGGTCTCAAATTTCCTTCACAAGACTGGGAACCTTCCTGCCTTGACTGGTACTTTGCTTGGATCTGATTCAGAGGACTATGCTGTCCCAACTTCTGTTAACCCTTCGATTGATGGCTTTGGTTGTGCGTTCTTGGGAACAAGCTCGGCTATGTATCTTGGACGATTGTCTGAGTTAACAGCAGCAGCTATCACATGGCCAAGTCTTCAGACATGTAACCTTCTTGGATCAGTCAACCAGATCACCGCTCCAACGGCCACATTCATGGCATGGTCTTCGATTCTAAACAGAGCGGTCTATCTGACAAACACTGCTGTTTTTGTGATGAAGGCCTTTGCTAACAACTCTATTGATGTGATCTTTGGTGGGGTTAATAACCGATATCTGGAAGCCGTTGTCGGGAATGAAGTCGTTGAGTTTCAGACGGCAGCAGTTTCAGCTATGGATCTTGAGCAAGGATGGCTCGCCATCACGTCAAGTGCCACGGTTGGACAAAGGGGAGCTTACCTTGCAGATCTGAGAAGTGATTCTCGGTTTGATTACAGTTACATCGTCACGAAAGTCTTGAGCACCCCACAATCTATTTACAAGTTCATCACTACTCTTGATCAACTCTACGACTACACAGGATCATTGGATGTGAGCTATAGAACAAGCGGGTTTGGATCTATCAGTGGTGGTTGGCTTTCAATCCCGTTCGCCGAGTCGCTGGATGGTATCACAACCCCTGGGGATCAAGTTCAATTCAAGATTGGCTTTTCTACCCTTGGACTAGACACAAGTATCCCTGCACAGTTGAATGAGTTCATCCTTGGCTACAGCTCGCTCACAGAAGTCAGCAGTCGTTGGAACCTGAGTCAGGCAAACAGCAGTAACCTAAGCCCTGCGAAAGTAGCCTTCAGACTTCAAGTCGCATACCCATCTGTTGTTCCAACCATGAGAGTCCGAGGGTTCGATGACTCCGGCTCTGTGATCTACGACAAGTTGACCACTACCAATGCTGCTGAATTCGAATACACGACAAATAACGGGACAAGCTGGTTGGCTCTAGGGACTATCCCAAACACAGCTTTGACAACAGAACTGAGACTAAACCTAGCAAGTCCTTCTGGCGTTCCAGTCAGATGGTCAATCCAGGAGGCTTAATTGTTTTACTCTGAATCAATGTCGATGCCTCTTCCCTTAGCATGTTTGACGGATTTAACCCCGCCGACATTCTCTGGGATAACTGGTCTAGTCCCGCAGGCAAATGGATCGCTAAGAGCACAATGGGCCACTGCGACAGACCTCTCTTTGCCCATAACTTATGATATCTATATAGCCACTGGGACGGTCCTCCCGGCGGCCCTGTTTGTCGCTTCAAACATCACAATGTCTTGGAGACCAAATGGGGCCGGACCTTTTTCAAGAGACATCTACACCCTTGCATCCGGAACATATCTTGCCATTGATGGTGTCTACACTGTCGGTATCCGTGCAAGAGATGGAGTCGGGAACGAGAACACTAACGTTGCCGTCCTTACTGCCACATCTGAAGGGGTGTTGCCAGATTGTTTGACCGCTACGGCAGCTTCATTGGCAGCCACGGCAGCGTCCCTTGCAGCAACAGACGCTTCGTTGATCACTAGCCTATCTACATTCAACACTTACCTGACTACGTTTAACAGTGGTCTCACCACGTTTAACGGATACCTGGTAACTTTGAATTCTGAAATAACAACACTGACTGGTTTGAATGTTTCCCTAGCAGCTAGTGCAAGCTCGATCTCTGCAAGTGCTGTATCGTTGGCGGCTTCTGCGACCAGCATCTCAACAAGCGCTTCAAGCCTTGTGTCTAGTGCTGCATCGTTGGTGGCTTCGGCTTCAAGCATATCAGCATCAGCCGGTTCATTAACTGCTAGTGCGGCCTCGTTTGTTTCAAGTCTCGCCACTTTTGCGGCAGATCTGACAACCTTTTCCGGCTACTTGACCACGCTGAATGTTCAGATCGGGGACATTAACACGATCATAACCGACCTAAACAACCTCGTCTCAGCTATGCAGATCGCTTTAGATTCAATCGTCGCTGCTGGTGGACTAGACATGGAAATCGAATCTCCTAAATTAGACATGGAAGTGGAGTGCTAAATGGCAAAAGCAAAAATTGATGTTTTCAGAGGAACGACCTTCAAAGGGACAATCAATCTAAGGTCAATTGATGCTTGTAACGACAAGCTCTATAACACCTATCCAATTCCTACTGGCGCAACACTAGAGATGAGATTCAAGGGAACACCAAGCCCAATCACCATCACTGACGGAGCGGGCGAGATTATTGTTTTAAACGCATCTAAGGGGCAGTTATCTTTTGAAGTTTCTGCTGCTAAAACTGCTTTGATGGATCTGGGAACTGACCTAGGAATAGATCTATTGATCACAGAAGTCGGTGGAGACATCATACCGTTTGAAAAGCTAACCGTGATTAATGTTAAGGACTTGGTAAACGGATGACACCGCTTCAGAAGCGGATCGACAAAAGCTATCGTCTTGTACAGCGTAAGGCAGAGGCTATCTTTCAAACATTCGCAGCAGAAATTGGATCCAAAATTGAGGACGCAGGCCAAGATGTCATTGGGATAGTTGCTGCAAACGTAAGCAGTTTTGAAGACAAAGTGCCCTATCTAAAACTTAGATCAACTGGTATTTTAAAGCGCATTCAATCTCAGGTAAACGAACGCCTAGAACTTCTAGCTGATGAAATTTGTAATGACTGGAGCGATGCCAGAAAAACCTATGACATGTTATCTAGAGTCGGAATGTCCTACATCGGAAGAAAGTCCAGCCCACCATGGGAGTCTGTTACACTCAATCTTAGGGATACGTTAAGAATTCCCAAGGATGGGGACATAGACCCACGGATGGGTCGCATACATGCTCAGATGTCCCGCTTGGCAGATCAGATTGTAGATAGCGTCAGAAAAGGGGCATTAGCAGATGAAAGCTCCTCCCAGATAGTGACTCGAGTGCGACTCATGTTTAAACGAACCGAGCTTAAGGAAGCAGCTAAGCTACCGAAAACTAAAAAAGTCTTAAAAACTAAAACTGAGAAGGACCCCTCAATTGAAATCGAAGAGGGTGTTTATACCGAAGATGAATTGAAGGACCTGATAGCACGCGCTCAGCAGGCAAATGGCTGGGAGTACAGGCAGTACCGTCCTTGGTTTACAGACTCCTTGAAACGTCGCAACAAAATCATGGCTGATCTTGAAAGAGGCCTAATGGCTGATGCTGTGTCTCTTCTTCATCAAGGAGAGCTTCAAATAGGTCCAGAACAGATGGGCGTAGAGGATTTTGTTTGGAAGACAAACCGCCAGGAAACAACCTGCGAAATCTGTAGTAAGCGTAACGAGAAAACCATGCGCTGGATTTCAAAAAACATGAAGGATAAGTTTCGTGACTTACCTCCGCCATTACATCCAAATTGTAACTGTGAATTGGTCCCTCAAATAAGCGAAGACTGGTCAGATTCAGTTTTAAAGAACAATGACCTTGAATGGGACCCTAATGACGGTGCAGTCTACAAAGCAGATAAGAGGGAGCGTACCATTGGTGTTGAAGACATGACATTCGATGAGTACATGCAAAACTTCTTAGGTTGAGGGGTAACATGAGCAAGAATAAAAATGAAACCAGGGTTCAAGTAGAGCTGCCTAAAAAGATGGCAGAGGAAATCCAAAGGCCCAAAATTAAAGACCTGGTTCGCCGATCCTCCGAAGTCGAAATTAAGCTAGCAAACCCAACTAAGTTTTTTGAAAAGCTAAACGCGCCAGTTGAAAGCAGACTTCATAGATTTGTCGAAGACGTTAAACTTACTACAGAAGAGAAGTTAGACACGCAGGGGTATCACCGGATCATCGAATGGGGAACAAACGGCAAATACCGCTATAAGATGATTAAGAGCACGCAGGAACTGAAACAGGCAATTACAGAATCTGAAAAAAATAGAGATTTCTTTCTTAGAGAACGAGCAGCCATTGTCAAAAACATGACTAAGGAAGACTCCTTTGCCTATGATTCTGATTTCCAGACAAGTGGCATAAGCGCATTCCCTAACAGACCTGAATACACACCACTAATTGGATCACCTTTTTATAAGCAGATGTACCTTCAAGACTACTGGGAGATGCATTCAAAGTGCTTTTGGTATTCTAACTACTCTGGTATCGGAAAAATGATAGTCGATATGACCCGTAACTTTGTTATGGGTAAGGGCTTCACTGTCACATTTAAAGACCCAAAGCTACAAGATATGTGGACTCGATACGAAGAGTTAAGCAATATTCAAGAAGAGGCTCGAAACTGGTGCGATGATTTAACTAAGTTTGGCGAATCGATGGTGAGAACATTCCCAACGCCAAGGGGAGTTATTCATAAATCCATCGACCCTTCTACAATCTGGGAAATCGTAACTGATCCAGAGAATATTTCAGACATTAGATACTACCATCAGCAGTATAACACCCAGTACCAGCTATATGGAGCTCCAGGTGTTCCGACTACCAAGTACATCATAAATCAAATTGCGCCTGATATGATGAACCACACTAAGGTCAACATAACCTCATATGAAAAAAGAGGCCGTTCTGATCTGCTGGCTGCTCTGCTGTATTTTAAGTACTACGAAGATTATCTGACAGCTAAACTTCTACGAGCCAAAAACGAAGCAGCATTCATCTGGGATGTAACCGTTAAGGGATCTCAAGAAGACGTGAACGCTTATATTTCAAGCACTGAGAGCATCGTCGACGTGCCACCTGGATCTGAAAACGTACATAACGAATCGATCACTAGGACCCCTTTATCACCAACATTCAGTAAGGGCTCTAATGATGAAACTGCTCAGAACATTCTTTCATATGTAGCAATGGCTGTTTCAATCCCAGTTAACTACTTTGGGACGTTTGGGACGGGCGGATATACAAAAGCCGGTGCATTAGTAGCGACAGAGCCAGTGGCTAAAAAGATGCTTGAGCGGCAGCTTAAGATGGAGTTCTTAATTCGCCGCGTTGTTAAAGACATGTTGAAGTGGAATAGCCAAGATCCATCAGCAGAATTTGAAATCACATTCCCTGAAATCCTTGAAGAAGACAGGACCGCTAAGATCCAAGACATCATTGCCGCAAAAGATGCCAATGTATTTAGTCACAGGACCATGGCCCAAATGGTGGCTAAAGAGCTTAAGGTCACTAAGTACAATTACGAAACAGAGCAACAAGCAATAAACGACGAGTCACTTGGCATGTTTGGGGATGGGGACACGGACTTGACACAGCCTGATGATCCCGATCAGACTACAAAGGTACGAGCATTTGATCGCACGTCCGTTAAAAAACAGGGGCTTAAACTTTGAAGCACGTCAATCCATACAGGATCAACAACCCTAACGACCTCTTGGAAGTAAGCGAAAATAGCTCACATCCAGAACTCAAAGACGCTAAGCGTGTATGGTCGTTCCGAGGGTACACGTTTCATACAGCGACTGAGTTGGAGAGATACTTTAAAAGTGAAGGCCTAGACATTCGTCGCTATTGGATGAAGCCGGTTTGGGTGAACGCCGACTGGCGAAATTATATTCGAATCGAAGTGATCGAACGAACAGCGACAGGAGTTGGTGCGTGAGATTAAAGGAAATTGGCGGGAAACTAGAAGCCTCAAAAACAGATGAAAGTGGCAGAACCACGTTTCCAGTCGTCATTATTTCCCAGGGGCTAGGGAATTTAGGCGATAAAAACTACTATTCTAAAGATGCGATCCAAAGCGGAGTACAAGTCTATGAAGGTAAAAAGGCTTATTTTGATCACCCTACTCCGACTGGAGAGCGTGAAATGCCTAATAGATCCGTTCGTGATATTGCTGGTCACTACGAGAATGTAAAAGCTGAAGAAGATGAATACGGATTGATGGCTCTTAAGGCTGATTTTGTGCCGATGTCTGGAAGTAAAGACGTGACAGCTTTGTTAGAGCACGCAGTAGAATACAAGAAAAAATACCCAGATAGAGACTATGTCGGAATATCTATCAACGGTGATGGTGAGGGCGCTCCAATGGAGTGGCAAGAATTTTTAAGCCAAGAAAGCCCTACTGCGGAAGAAATGAAGAAGTTAAAACAAGTTGAAGGAATGACAATAAACGTAATTAAAAAACTAACAGATGCAGTAAGCGCAGATTTGGTTACAGAGCCAGGTGCGCGCGGTCGTGTTCTGTTGGAACAAGAAAAAAAGGAAAAAAGGAGAAAGAACATGATCGAGCAAATGCGAAAACTGTTAGCAGCAGTCAGCAAGAAAGATAAAAAGTTGGCTGAAGATGCAGTCAAAGGAATGCTACAAGACGAAATGGGCGACAAAAAAGAAGGCGAAGGCATGAGTGAAGCCGACTCTTTGGTTAAGCATTTGCTTGCAGCTAAAAAAGAAATGAAGAAAAACGAAGGCGAAAGTGAAGAAGCCTACGAAGCTAGGTGTGCAAAAGAGGCTGTAGAGCGTATGCACAAAGAAGCATCTGAAGGTAAAAAAGAAGGCGTTGACCAAAAGCAAGATGGTGAAGGCTCGGAGAAAGACGAAATGCCAGCTAAAAAAGCAGAAGGCGATGAAGCTGACAAAAAAGAGTCTGATGAACACCCAGACGAAAAACAAGACAAAGACCTAATCAGCAAAATGATGGCAAAGATGGAACAAATCGAAGCCAAAATGGAAGCAATGATGGGCGAGAAAAAAGAATCAGAAGATAAGCACAAAGAGGCAAAAGAGTCTGAAGCTGGTCTGAAAGTAGAGAAAAAACTACGCGAGCGTGCGCAGTTGATCGACACTTTGCTAGGTCAATCAGGACTTCCTCGAATGGTAACAAAAGAGCTTAAGCCAGTTCTTGAAGCTTGCAAGTCAGAGCAAGAGATCAAGGACACAAGTAAGCGTCTATTTGAAGCTGCCGAGAAGACCGTTGAAGCTTATTTTCACAGCACTGAGCGATTCGGTTTAACTGAAGCGACCAAGGCTGAAGACGGAACAACAGATCATTTGTTTACATAAAAAGGAGATAAACAATGGCATCAATTAATAGCTATCAGTACGGCTTGATTGATGGACAAGGTGGGTACAACCTTCCAGGTCCATGCGATCACGCAGTATCTGCGATCGAGCAAGGGGATCTAGTATATTTCGATACAGCGGACAATTTGGTAAAGAAAGTAGCATCAGACGCAAACTGTGCTTCTCTTCTTGGTGTTGCAAAACAACCAAGCCAAGTGTCTAGCAGCATCGACAATTCAGGTGCTCCAAAGGAAAAGCAAGTTCAAGTATCTGCTGCTGCAGTTCACTTGATGGAGTCAACAGCGGCTGACGTTTACAACACTGGTGATCTAGTTTACATCGGTGCAAACAGCAAGCGAGTCACAAAAGTAGCTGCAACAAACGCAGTTGGCCGAGTGGTTCTGCCTCCTGGAGTAAGTTCAGTAACTGGTGCAGCTGGAGTAGATATTCCAGTTCTAATCTTTACACGCGCCTATGTGCGCTTCGCAGAATAGGAGTAGCCCATGTTACATGGATTTGAAAAAATTGATAAGTCGTACAATCTAAAAGAGAACAACGAAAAGGCTTGGAAAGAATTCCAAACTGCTGCTGTAGAAAAGCAAGCTAAAGAAGCTGCTGCCTATATCGGTGTAAAAGAGCACAAGCTAGTAACAGACTTCACAAAAGCTGGATTCTCAATCAAAGGATTCCGCGAAGCTGTTTACAGAGCTGCTGCCCTTAGAGAAGCACAAAGCGAATTGGCTCTTGGTCAATTGCTACGTGCCGGTGTTCAAAACGCTTTCAACGATATGTACCAAGCTGTAGAAGTGACTTACACTGCTGCGGTTCGTGAAGTGTCGTCTAACAAGCGTCAAGAATTCTACGCGCCAATCGAAAGAATTGGTTTCCCAAAAAGAGTTGAGAGACAAGGTGCTTTCCCAGAGACTTCGTTCAAAGGGTTGGATATCGAATTGATCAACGTAAAGTACGGGATGATGTTTGCTATCGAGCGCGAATTGCTAGACGACGACCAAACTGGTCAAATCGTTCAGCGCGCAGCTCAGATGGGTGAAAACGCTCGTATTCATGAAGAAGCTTATGTCTGGGCACGCTTGTGCAACGACAGCACAGCTACTCTTGATGGCGAAGCACTTCCAGTATCTGCTACTTATGCAACTCCATACGTAACTGGTGTTCCAGGAACGTCTGGCGGTATCCACGGCTCAGGTCGCGGTGTTAACGCTACAGCAGCAGGTCGTTTGAGCCAGTCTCAAATTCAAGCTGGTTGGATTTTGGCTAAGAAGATGCTTGATCAAAGCGGTCGTCCAATGGTTGTTGCTCCTAAGATTCTTGCGGTTAGCCCTCAAGATATTTTCTTTGCAACAGTCTTGATGCAGTCTGATTACAACCCAGCCGTTCCTTCTGCTACAGCAGGAGCTACAGGTGGAACATTCAGCATCAACCCAATTAAGGGATTGGCCGGTATCGTAGCAACACGATTCATTCGTGACTACGGCGCTCTTATGATCGACCCTAAAGGTTTCGCGTTCCAACGCAGAGACGCTACAGAAGTCGTTCAAGAGAACCCACAATCAGGTCCAGCATTCTCTCAAGAAGTGTTCCGCTATAAACAGCGTTCACGTTGGGAAGCTGACTTTATTGATCCAAAGTTCACAATTAACCTAAACACATCATTCGCTTCTACTTAATTGTAGTCGCGGGTAGCCGGGAAAAGCCTCTCACGACAGGCCTCCTCCCGGCTTTTTACCTAGGAGGATAAATGTCAAAAGGATCATGGAAAAGACCTAAACAGTCTAACGATGTCAGTCCTTTATCTTCCGAGTTAAAAAGCTCTAAAGATTCTCAAGGTTTTTCAAAAGACCAGCCCTCAAGAACAGCTCGAAATGTAGATGGAATAAGCAAGGCATTGAATGTGCTTGATGAAAACTACTACGTTAAAATGAGATGGGCATGGTTTTTTAAAAATGAATACGGCGTCAATTATGCTTTAGAGGTAGATCGATTTTATCCCTCAAAGTCATTAGCAATTGATATTGAACAGTACGACGAAGAGCTTTGTGTATTTAAGCGTAAAATATTAGAAGCACATTCTATACGTTACGTGCGCATTCAAGATCTTTTGAGCGTACATGATTTGGCAGGGATTCAATGAGTTATGCTGACGCGATCACTGAATTAAGACAGCTTTTAGCCGATACTCAATACCACAAAAAGGCAACTGATAAGCGTTTAATTGGAAAAGTGAATGGCGAAAACGTCACATTCTACACTTATGACAAGCGAGTTATTGAAAGCACATTCTCTACAAAAGTGAACAACGTAGACGCAGATAGCTCTTTAGACGACGCAATTCAAGGCTTAGTAACAATGGCAGATGCACCAGCAATCAATTCTGCTGTAACGGCAAGCTATTATTTCACATGGTGGACTGATGCAGAGTTAAAAACCTTCTTAAATAAGGGTGCAGAACTCACTTCGTTTTTCACAACAAACATTCCTGAAGATGCTTACCTACAGATAACAGTTGGCTTAAAAAGTGCTGCTTTATATTTTTCTGCTAGTTATGCAATGGACTCTTTAATCAACTATCTAATCAACAGACGACACTCTGAAGAGTTTTTGGTTGAAGAGTCTGGCAATGATGAGTCAGCGTTTAGTCAAACAATAGCGGCCATGAAGGATCTATCAAAGGAATTCTGGACCAAAGCTAAATGGGCGAGAGACGACTTCTATATGAGACAGGGCCAGCGAAACGTGCCAGCATTTGGAGTTAAGCTTGGAGCTACTCGCAGGTACGGGCCATCTAAATGAAAGTTAAAAACCCAGAAGATGTTCAAAGACAATTCATGCGAACTATCGACCTGGTTAAAAACCCTAAACCCTTCTTCATGGACATCGTTGGTAAGCCTGGAGATAGCAGAGAGTGGACTATTCGCGGTTCAATCAGCAGGGCTTTTGTAACTAAAATTGATCCAGTAGATCGTTCTCAGTGGCCACCGCTTCAGATGAAGACTCTGTTAAATAAAGAGAAGGTATGGGGAGCAAAGCCTACATTGATTGCTTCAGGGGCCCTTTTTAACAGTCTAATGGGTGGTCCTGGGAATGTTTATATCATGGAAGGTAAGCGTCTCGCCTACGGTACAACTCTAGTTTACGGCGGATATCACATCAATGGGACTAAGCATATGCCTCGTCGTCGTTTCATGGGGTTTGCTAAAAAGCAAGTTTTAGCGATTAAAACCCTTTGGTCTGAGTATGTAAAACAAGCCTGGGCAGGAGAGAAGAAGTGAAGACACCTCTTTTAACCGAATCCATAACCGCTCTAATACAAGCTAAAGTCCAGTCAGATTTGAATGCGGCGCTTCAGGATGTTGATCTTCAATATAGCGATGGAATCAGTTTAGAGCCTGTTGATACAATCAGAATTGCACAGCAAGTAGAGAGTCTAAGCTTACCTTGTCTTTACATCCTAGATGGACCAGCAGAACCTCAATACGACACAGACCCTAACTATCAGATATGTGAAAGTCAGTTCGTCCTTGTTATTTCAAGTGAAGAGGTCGGGGCTGAGAACATGAAACGCAAAGCTTGGCGATATCAGCGGGCCCTATTGCGTCTATTCAACCTTGCCGAAATGGTAACAAGTGATTCAAGATTGAAAGTGTATTGTGTACCGACGCGGTTTGGATCTACAACGCCTAGTGTTGTTGCTTCCCGACTGCCAAGCCAGGAGCAAAAGTATAGGTCGGACGCGGTATTAGAATTAAAGATTAAGAGTTTTGAAAAGAACGAAGAAGTTTAACAAGGAGAAAAATCATGGCACGTCCCCCAATAGCAGGAACGCCGGAGAACATATTCTTGAGTTCAGCAGTCGTTATTTTGGACGGCGTGAACCTTGGATTGGTCAGCGGTGTAAAGATTAAGGTTTCAGAATTAACAACTGAAGCAAAGACAGATCAGGCTGGTAAATCAATCGTTAACCACTTCTATGTCGGAAACCAAATCGATATGGAATTGATGTTTGACGAATATACGGCCGTCAGACTTAAACAGGCTTACCCACAAGCAAAACTCATCACTTCTGGTGGTGCAGCACGCTTGGAATTTGGTAAGCAAATCGGAGACAACTACTACTCACTAGCTAAAACTATGGAAGTTTACGCTTCTAATGATGATGAAGCATACGCTGGAAGACGCTGGACATTTCATAAAGCAGCTCCTGTTGGAGACGCTGAAATTGGATATGGACCAGAAAAGCAAATTCAAGTTAAAGCAAAATATTTCATGTACCCTGATTTTACTCAGACGCAAGGTTACTATGGATATTTCGGGCAGTTATCTGCTGGAACTCTAGTCCCTGCATCTGCGGCAGCTGCTGTTCCTGGTGGTGGTAACGTCGGAAACGGAACCGTTGGTTCTATTTTCGTAAACGATACCTTCAGCAAAACAGAAACATGGACATTGTCTTGCATCTCAGCGATTGCAAACAGTGGATTGTTCTCAGTTGTTGGTTCTGTAACTGGAGCAAGAGGTGTTGCAACGGTAGGTTCTGCCTATGTTTCAAACACAATCACTCCAGCAAACTCAGAAATTGGATTCACAATCAGCGATGGTGCGACTGACTTCTCCGTAGGTGACTCGTTCACAATTGCGGTTACAGCAGCGAACTACACTTAAGAAAGAAGGGTGAGGCATGGCATCCGACATTTTTGAGTTAAAGAGCGCAGACATTGTTTTAAGAGTGAAGGGGGAGGACTACAAACTTGTAGATCCCCCGTTTGCTAAAAAAGTGACTCTCCTTAAGGAACAACAAGAACTTGAAACCAAGTCTAAGACCTTAAGTAACATTGAGTACCTCGAAGCAATTCACGAATTAAACATAAAAACCTTAAAGCTGCATATTCCTCAAATTCCAATTGAGCTTGTGCGAGGTCTTGGACAACGAGAGTTGGGCACGATCTTGGATAAGCTTATGGAAATTGGGCAAGATCACTTTGGGGCGAAAGTCGAGCGCGTCGAAAAAAATTAAGCCGCGACGTTGAGATGGGGCCTTACTCGGCGTCGCGTGAAGAGCTGGTCCTGGTGGATCTGATGCGCGAGCTACATTTGCCATACAATAAAGTCATGACGATGGGATACTATGAGTGTCACACGCTATGGCTTGCTTTGGATGAAGCGAAAGCTCGTGATCTGGATCATTTATCAAAGGCCCTAGATCAAGCACAAGCAAATGAAGAGTATAGATCTGCATTTGCTGGATGGTTAACTCATAGGCAACCAAGACGATACTCTAAGCCAGACATTCCTTTAGAGGTCCTTAATAAACTGAAGGAGGCGTTCAACAATGGCTGAAGGCGGTAAC